ATGAAAATGCGGTTCATTATACTGGCATGTTAAAGTAATTTCGCCTACATTTAAATTACGTAGTATATTGTGTTTATACACATTAGCATGTTGATGTACACGAGCCGCATTATCTAAATCAAATACCGCAGTTGTGTTGTTACTAATAGCTAAACTATGCGCAGCTGCAGCTTGAAACATATAGTTCCCTAACCCACCTCGTAATTTACAACTAACCACCTAATCCCTCTAACATTTCGTTCCAATGTTTCGGCATATCAAAATAAATTTCTCTGTTAAGTATATTACTATAACTCTTACGTTGACCAGCAAGGCATGGATATATACAATATGCATTCAACTTCCTATGAAGTATGTCGCCATGCTCTGCATATCCGTCATGATGTATTCTACTAAGATACCAAAAATCAATATTTCTACGCGATGGGCCAGACCAATTTGAAGGCGCATCCCAGTCAGTATCCTGAAGTCCTTCTAATATCGTATCATATGCTGATTCATATATGATGTATGCATGCGTCGTTTTACATCCACCTAATTTATATAGATTTTCATCTATTTTTGTATGATACTGCATTTTACTGTTAATACTCGACTCCCAACAACTAGTTTTATCATCAGGAGGCGATGTCAATCTACCGCCTATGTAGAGAAAGTCTGGCTTTAGATCATGCTTTTCTATTTGTTCAAAACATGATTCCACTGTCTTACGAAACTCTAAGCCCGATTGCTGAAAACATACATCATCTTCAAATATTAAAACATTTTTGTATCCTCGATCTTTAGCTATCTTTACTATTTCATAATGCGATCTAGTACATCCACTAATACCTATATGATGTTTAACTGCAGGAAAATGATCTACATTGATGATTCCAGCTTTAGCAAATTCTTGTTTCGTCTCATTCAATCTATCAGTACGTTCTTCTATATTTATCAGAACTTTATAATCTACGTACTTAGATAACCAATCATCCGTCATGTCGATATTCCCTTTAAATTTTTAAAAATATTATACACATGTACTGCAATATTTTCTGGACAGTATAATTCTGTAAATGTGCGTCGAGCATTTTCAATGATATGTTGATAACTACTGTAGTTTGTCATTATATCTTCGATTTTTTCAGAAAGATCGGAGTAATCATGTTTACATGCTACATACGTCTCGCCGTCGATAAATGGATTTGGATATGTATCAATATGACTCATATCGGGTTTAATCAATATTGAACCGAATTGAGCTGCATCTAAGTCTCTAGGAGCCATTTCACCATATCCGTACGGCGCTAGTAGAATTTTAGCATCTGAGATGCGTCTATAATATTCTTGCTGAGAAACGCGAACTCCATTTTCAAGTTTTGCTATTTTATAATCTAAATTAGACAATACATCCATTATAGGCTTCCTATGTCTATCATAATGTATACTTTGATGATGGCCATGTTCATATACATCGACGCCTTGTGGATACTGAAACATTGCAGATATATCAAATTGCTTAGGTCGGCTGTAATCATACCATTGCACATTTATGCCAGCATAATGAGTAGCTAGCCAATTCGTACCGGAGAGCACTATTCTATCCGAATAATCGTCGAAGTCATCTAATTTATAGTCGCCAGGTCCCCAATAGTACCTTCCCAATTCCCAGCCTTGCTTATATAAAGATCGATCCTTAAGTAAACTATTTTTAAGAAGTAATAATGCATTCGATTCTTTGAACACTTCATATGCGCCAATCAATGATGTAGAATCTTGCCCATCGAGCAACATATAATCGCCGGTAATTTTTGATAAAAATTCTAATCCAGCATCTACCGATTCCTGTAATGGCAGTTTCTTATTTAGAAAACTAGCTTGTGCAACCCATGCATAATCATATGAATTGCTTGTAGTAAACTCGATACCGATATCACGAAATACATTTTGAGCCCATAAGTATGGACGAAATGCACATTCATTACGATGTTTATCTAATTCATATAATTTTATCTTGATCATATAGTGTCATAAAAATCATTTTGTTCTTGCTGACGTTCAATTGTCTTAGGATGATGTATACAAAATTCTTTATTAGCAGGAATCTGTGATTCGGTTTTATATCCTGTTAAAACTTCATGTACTTTATTTTTCCATTTTATACGTTTGACATTCTTCATAATACGACACTGGTAGTCGGGAAAGTTAACTCTGCCGTCCGGATCGACGTTCCATCTCCACTTTTCAATATGTTCTTGAGTTAATCCTTTAACAGTATTAATTCGAGGGACCCAAAATATATCTACATTGTCATTATTCGTAATGAGCCATTCAATCGTATTCATAAGATATTCATCTGGATATTCGTCAGCGTCAATTTGAAAAATGTAATCGCCAGAACAATGATCCTTTAAATTGTTCTTAAATGATGCAAAATCTTTGTTTAGCGGAAATTCAATTATTTGAACTTTATCTTTAAATTCTTCTAACACTTGATATACACTAGGCGTAGTATTGCCCTTATCGCATTGAACTACAATATCATCCTGTTCACGCTTATGCTTGAATAAATAATTTAAAAGATACTCGAGTTGCATCCATTCATTACATACTGGTATAGCATAACTTATCTTCATGACATAACACCTTGTACAATTGAATATAATGCATCTAATGCATTCGCAAAGTCTAACTTATCAAAGATCTTAGCATTATCTACATCTAGTTTAGACGTAAAGTATTGCCCCTCTTGTCCTGGAATTGGATATTTAGTTTTTTCATGTTCTTCGACATCTACTACCTCTGCTACTTCCCAATGCATATCATTAGCACTAGTACCTGACATATATAACATCCCGAAAGGAAACTGTATAAATGATGGATACCAAACTAATCCAGTTTCTTCATCTTCTATACGTGCATCCCTCATTAACTCTGTTAACGTTTCTTCATATTTTTCGGCTTCAGCCGATCCTATTTTTAACAGTTCAGTTGTATTATATCCAGATTCCATACACATGTACGATGTAATATTGCTATTCTCATCGGCTTCGGCTAGTACACAAAAATTGCCAGTTACCGGTGAATAGCCATCATAGTCAGCTTTTAAACTCTCATCTATCATGAATTTATCTTTTTAAGTTTAGGTAATTTTAATTTAGGCTGTTCTGTATCATTTGCAGACTTTAACTTAGGCAACTTTAATTCTACTTGCTGAGGAACACTGTTAATTGCAGTATCTACATACTCACAGAATTTTGAAGACATTGCATCAAAACTAAATTCAGTTTTACTAAAATATGCCTGACGTTTAGCAGCTTTGAGATAGTTTTTGTAATTAGCAACACAATCACGTAAAGTATTTGCTGCATAGACATAGTTTACAGTAAACCATTTAGAGCCAGGTAATATAAATTTATCTGTAGCACTTTTATGTACTTCCGTCTCATCGCCGACTAATGGGTGAGCATGTTTTAGAAAATCTTGTTGCCCGGAACATTGACTAGCTAGGACAGGCTTTTCTGATAATGTAAATTCTAACAATGGACGACCAAATCCTTCGCCTTTAGTAAAAGATAACATAGCTTTAACTTTAGGATGATTATAAAGTGAATTCATTTGATTATCGGTTAGATCTCCATGAAGTAAATATATTTTAGGAGCTTTAACGCCATATGATTCAGTAAGCTGTTGTATTTTTCTTATCGTCTCTTCTCGATCCATTATACTAAATGTAGCATGGCTCGTCTTAATAATAAGACCAGGCTTGTTCTTAGTACTTTTATTCTTAAATGCTTCACAAAACGTCCTAATCATCATAGCAACATCCTTACGATCTTGCCCGAAGTCGCCTTTTAGCCAGTGGCCGACAAATAGAAAATTGAAATCAGTATCAATTGCAGATAATTCGTGATTAATATCTGTATCAATATCAATTGATTTAATTTTCTTATATACATTTAGATCGGCGCCTTCAAAAAGTACTTCAATGGGCGTTTCTAATTTTAATTCACCTGTTTTCTGTTTCGTCTTTTCATCGACTTGATCATAAACAGTATCGAGAAATCCTTTTTTCGTAAATTCAGAAGTAGCTAAGATAAGATCCATACGATTTGCTCCTTGAAGAAACTCATGCGGAACTTGATTAGTTTCGACGCCAGCCGTTATACCAATATTATATTTACCCAACGGTTGAAATTCATTTGCAACTGATACTTGTATAAACACGTCTGGCTTACGGGTGATATTAGCACGAGCGATATGACGATCAATCAATTTATGATCTTCGTTATTAGCTTCTAATGCATTCATCGGCGTATTGCCCCATGGCAATGATACAATTTGCACATCATACTTATCTGTCTTAAGTAGACTAAGCGCTAAATCCCTAGTATGATTTCCATACCCAGATCGAGTAGCTACAGGACCTTGTAATACTATAAATGGTTTCATAATACTCCGACGTTTTCTAATTTTTTAGGTTGTTCAATTGTTAACAATGAGAATTTTTTACGTGGTTCCCATTTTTCTAAACACGTATCTATACATTCAATAAATCGTTGTGACATACGCCTTGCTGAAAAATTAGATTCCTCGCCCACTGCCCAAGTTCTACCAGCTTCTCCCATTTCATGACGTTCTTGCGGCGTAAGTTCATACCAATATTCAATTGCATCTGCCACATCTTTAAAATCTGCACGATCATCGAAAATATACGGTGTCTGAGGCGAACCTTGTAATGATCTGTTAGTCGGAAATACCGGTTTAGCCCACTCACCATGTTTTTTAAATTTGCCATTATGATTAGACGGAAACATAGTATCAAATTCAATCCAATTACCTTCCTCATCTTCAAATCTACAACCGTCTTGCAATCCTCCTGTAACATTATTGATGATAGGCGTGCCGGCCATTAATGACTCAGCATGTGATAAACCAAATCCTTCATTTGAAGCGATATTAGCAGTAACATCACTTAAGTTATAGTAAAAATTCATTACTTTAGGATCGATTGCATTTGTACTAAAGATAATTTTACAATCGGGTGCAACAGCTCGTTTAACTGCAAAGAGATCTGTTCCATTTCCATCAACAGGCTGTGTATGCATTAATAATGCACATTTTTTAGCTTTCGATGCTGGTAAACGTTTACAGAATTCGCTGAATGCTAAAATAAGATCTCCGGGTTGTTTACGTCGTATATTACGATTATTCCAAAATACGATAAAGTCTACGTCATGTTGTTTTTTGAAATCATCTCTAAATTTAAGATACTCTTCATACTGCTCATGACCTTCTTTAATAGGAAAGAATTTATCTTCATTGATGCCATGAGATACCCATTGTACAGACCAATCCGGCTTTGGAAATTTTTGAAGTACATTTTTTACAATGTTCTGTGTCTGACGTGAGATGTTCATAATCAGATCACATGATTCGTAGAATGGCTCATTCCAATGGGGATATGGCAAATCATCCCAAATGTTGTAATACATTAAAGGATAGGTCTGACGAAGTTCGTGTTCCATTTGATATAACCAACCCCAGAATCTAGGATCTGTAAAGTGCAATATTGCATCTGGCTTTTCTATTGCTAGTACCTCTTTAAGTACTTTTTCATTTCCATAACCAGATGTTGCATATATTTTTACGTTAGCATCGGCAACGCCCGTTTCTGCAGATACTGCATCCGATATATCAAATATCTTGCCTTCATCCGGATGTTTTACCGCTGCTCCAATTTGTACCCAATCATAATGTGCACTCGTACCCATTACAAATTCTCGAGACATAGTTGCAATACCAGAATGCATACGTAGGTCATCTGATAATAGTAAGATCTTCTTCTTTTTTGGTTTGTTAGGATCTATTTTCCTAAGCTTAGGTAACTTAATTTTTTGCATTAAATGCTCCTTGTAACCGTTCTTTTAATTTATTATAAATATGCTTTAGGTAATTATGATAACCTTTTTACCCAATCTTTTTGCTGCTTTTATTGCACTTTCTGAACCAGGAGATCTATCCTCATATGGTATGAATGCCATCATAACATCACAGTCCTGTGCAATAAGATAATTACGATGATGAAACTGAGAAGCATGATAAGGTTTGCCATAGTATGATTCGGTCATTGCACTATACAAGTTCTTAGGCGTATGTGCTGGATTGAACTCTCTGTATGAGATACCGAACTCAATTGCAAACTTACGTGCATACTTATCAGCGCCATCATGTGCGCCTCCTGAAATAATAATTAGTTCATCGCCAAAGCGTCGTCTGAGATTAGTTAAGGTTTCTTTGATCTTACGTTTGTTCTCATAACGTCGGCTACCAATCATTGCCACCTTCATTCTCTAATCCTCTTTGCAAATGGACACAACTCATCGTTTTCTGCAAATTCGCAATACTTGCAGTTCTTCTTGTTCTTACCTGCTACTGCCGGAAATGGTCTAGCCGTATTATAATTACCGTCCTTATCAAAACTAGTAGCAATCCAATCATTCAATGATCGCTTAAGTTTATTACGAGTAGGCTTACCAGATGCCGGAATGAATTCTTGAATACGTCTCTGCGGGAACATTGCGCCCTCTACCAACTTACGCTTAACAATGAAGTACAAGATATCAATCTTCTCTACATCAAAACCATACTGTTGCGCAAAGTACTCTTTATACAAAACCAATTGAGACGCTTTGAGTTTATCAGCTTTCTGATACTTATTCCATCCCATTGTACTAGTCTTGATATCAATAATCTTGATCTTATCCGTACGCTTATCTCGAATAACAACATCGAGGAAGCCTAACATCATAACATTCTTGTTATCATCATCAGCCTCGTGATAGATAGGTACCTCAATGCCTACTAACTCCTCATGCCTTGCTGAGAAATACTTGGCACGATTCTTCTTGATGTAATCTAAAATTGCAAGACCATCCTCATAGAACTCACCCAATTCAAATTTGTTAGAGAAATGGTCGCCCATCTCCTCAACTGCTTCTTTATATAGACGAGCCATATGATCTTTCAACATCTTCGGCAAATCTAATTCATCTGCTTTCTTGGCAGACTCTTCATACATTACGGTGAGATATGTCTGCAATGTTTCATGAAATGCAGTACCGAACAATGTATGAATACTTTGACTGAAAGTACGTAAACCTTTCACATATGCCAATTCCCATTGCTTCGGACATTTCGAATACATTGAAAACTGTGAATATGAAATCTTACGTTCGCCAGGAAGACGTTCTCTCTGATTGAACTTAATTAAATTATGCATATACTAAATATATGTACATACATTTAAAGAAACAAAGCTTTATCGTACTTTTATACAGCTCCGCCAGTCACGCCCTTGATGCCCATCAATCCTAAAAATTCGGCCACTTCAGCTGACTTAACCGCTGCTAATGCACCTTCCATTGCAGCAAATCCTTGATGTCCTTTTGCAGCTGCACTAACTGCGCCCGCTCCCGATGCTATCATTAATCCAAATACAATTACGTAATAAATCACTTCTGCAGCCTTTTCAGCACCCGGATCATCCTTTTTTAGTTTAGCCTTAGCAAGTATTCCAGTTGCCCATAACATCCACTTGATCATTTTTACATAACCTTTGTGCCACTTATGTGCAAAATCAATCACACCTTTGATAAATGCCGGGTCATCGACATCCTCTTGACCTTTTACTTTTGTTTTGAATACTTTGATAAGCTTACCTAATCCTTTAGCAAGAATCTCTATTATTTTCGGCGCCGCGGCTATTATGCTAATAATAAAAAGCGGGCCGACTGCTTCGTTTAGTTCACTTTTTTTTTTGCGCAAGTTTTCTTTAATCACGCTTTCATCGACCTGAGCTACATCTTCTTTGGCCTCATCTTCTAATGAATTAAAAGCTGCTTTGAAATCACCAAGTCCTGCCTTTAATGCTTTTTCAATATCCGCATCAGCATCCTCAGCTGATTCGACGATTGGTATGAGGCTAGTCAACTTAGGCATGCCCTCGGAGATATTCAACATCGGATCTTTCTCGGCATCTGCAATTGCATGTGCTAATTTGTCTTTGGCAACTGCTTTCTCACGTGTAAGATCTTTGAGTTTAGTTAATAACTCCGGACGCTTTTCCCCGTCAGCCTTTGCATAATCCTCACTAGCCTTTTTCATGTCCTTGATTATCTTGTCAAGGTCTTTTCCGAGCTTATTAATCGTCTCTTTCTTCTCTGCCATAGTAGATCCTAATGTTTTTTATAAATATTAGTCTTTACTACTTAATTGATCTATACGACGTTGGAGATACCACTTTGCCTTTTCCAGATCTTCTAGCTCTTTAGTTGGATCCTTTTTACCTGCTCTAGATACGTATTTAACTACATTACCTAAACAAAAATCTAACTCCCAGGCTTCAATAACTTTGATAGCTTCATAGACTCGATCGCCGCCGTAATGTTCCGGATGATTGACTCGTTCTTTGAACTCTACTTTAGTCTTACCTTCTCGAATTACTTTAGCCATTGATTAATCTCCTTATCCGTCTTACCATACTTACGCAACATATCACGAAGTTCATCTTCATGTTGATCAATAAGAATAGCAACATACTCCTCCGACTCTGATTTAGATACTTGAAAATGTTCTGCTACTTTAGCAATCAAGTCCTTGTTGTACTTATCAGCCTTCTTGCCTTTGATATACTTTGAGAAGAATTTGCGTTCTGGCAACAGTCCGTGATATAATTGATATACATTCTTAGTACTCAATGGACCGATTGTATAACGCTGAAACATATCTACATACTCAATGAGTTCATAGTTCATTGAAAGCCAACGATTGATCAGATACGGTGAGAATGATTTCTGATCAGCCTCGGTTAGATCATCCCATTCGACTTTCTTATACGTAATGCCGGCGATATGATCAAATATTGTTTTAGCCTTCTTCATTACTTAGGCATAAACTCCGCGTTAATATGACCGCAATCGTCGCAACGGAAAGTTGGCACTGGCATAATCTGTTCTTTACCTGTAGGCGAAATCAATGCTGAAATGCGCTTAAATGCTTGTACCTCTCTAAAGAATCTACCTCCGCAATTCTCACATACAATATTTTTCAAATCCTCCGGCCGAATATTGATATTCGGTTGCTGTGGAGGCTGTTGCCCATCCATTCCTACTAACTTACTCATTACTTGATCTCATTTAGAATTTTTACCATAGTAGCCATTACATGCAACTCCTTATCAACGGCGAACGAATCTTGATACTGCTGTTCTGCCAAAATTAGAATAACACTTGCAATATGCCCTTTAGCATAATTATCAATCTCATCGAAAAGGAACTTGTACAATGCAGTGAAGTCCTTCACCTTGCTATCTGCAATAATCTGCCGTACAGATTTGAATGCATCTTTCTTAGACGTCTCATTACTAAGAATATCCAAGACCTTGGTCATATAATTTGCTTGAATGATACTTGTAGCATCTACCTGCAATTTACCATCTACTACCTGACGCTGACATGAGTTTAGAACACGTCTTACATCCGGATAGCCGGCATTAACGATGGCTACAAGATCTTCTTTATCAAATTCAACATTCAACTCTTTGAGGATAGAAACAATACGCTTTGCAACCTCTACTTTGTTAGGCGGCGTAATGCCAAAGGTCTGACAACGACTTTGAATAGGATCAATGATCTTCTCTACGTAGTTACATGTAAGAATGAATCTAGTCGTCTTACTAAACGTCTCCATTAGATTACGTAACGCTGCTTGACCGTTAGGCGTCATATAATCTGCCTCATCGAGAATTACAATTTTCCAACGCTTGAATCCTACTGTACTAGCATAGTTTTTAATCTTACTACGTACTGTATCTACATTGTTCTCATCTGATGCATTAATGTACATGACATCTGCATCTACATTGTTTGCAATAATCTTTGCCAATGTAGTCTTACCAGTACCGGCTTGACCATAGAACAACAAATGCGGCACATCGCCAGATTCAATATACAACTTAACCTTTTCGATAATATGCTCATTACCGACATATCCATCCAATGTATCGGGACGGAACTTCTCTACCCAAAGAGTATTTTCTTGATTTCCAAACATCTTATTTACCAGTTGATCCATATCCACCTTCGCCCCGAACCGTCTCATTCAATTCATCAGCTTCTTCTAATTCAATAGAAGGATAAGGAATAATTACCAATTGTCCAATTCTATCACCATCTTTATAACGCTTGACTCCTGCAAAGAAACTATCTTTTGCAAACTTATAGCGGAACGTAATCTCACCTCTATATCCCGAATCTACTACTCCTACACAGTTTGCTAATGATACATCCATTTTAGATACTGATGATCTAGGAAATAGCAAACCCACGTACCCTTCTGGAATCTCTAAGGCTAACCCTGTATGATACTCGATAAAGTTATGCTTGGCATCGATACGATGACCGATTGCTGTAACATCCATACCTGCATCGCCAGGCGTTGCATAACTAGGAGTAACTGCCTTAGGTGATAACTTTTTGAATCGTACTTTCATTATTAGCTAGCTTGGAGTTGTACAAGATAATATGTTGCTGAATATGTCTTAGAACTAAAGGTTACTCTGGCCAATCCTGCTGCAGATACCTCCAACTTACCAGTCTCAGCATCTTTATTTGCATTCAAGATTTCTTTGAACAGATTAGATGAGAAACATGTAACAGGTATCTCCGTTGCATTTGTAACATCGAAATCAAATTTGATTCGGTTGTTATTGATAGATGAATAATTGATAATTACCTCTGCCGTATCGCCCGTACATTTGATACCAAAGTTCTCTGACTCAGGCAATGCATTCTTTGCCTTAATAAATCGATTGGTAAACTCTTTGGTCAAATCAATTGATACATTCCAATCCGGAGTATTCTTAAGATCCGGAACTTGTCTAATAACAGACAGATCGGCTAACATGAATGTCATCTTAACATCCTTATCATTGATACCGACACTCACTGCCTTGTTATCAATTGAGTTAACAGATACATCCAAATCATCATTGACCGCGGATAACATCTTTACCAATTGAGGCGTTGCATAAACACCTAACTCGGCATCTCCCATATCGATCTGAGATGTATTAACTGTACCGATAACATTCTGGTCATCAGTAATAAAACTAGTTTGCAACGTACCTGATTGAGCAATCCACTTAACAGAGGTCGTTGCGCCAGCCAAATGATATCGGCTAATAAAATTTAAAAGTTCTTGCTTTTTCATGATTGATCTTTTTGTTCAAAAAACTGATTAAACTTGTCTTGATTGATTGTTGTTATACTTTGTCCGCCGAACTTGCGATAATATTGCTTATACTTCTCATAGGTTGTTATCGCCTTATCAGGATCTTCAAACATCTCATAGATGCTTTTAAGTACCGCGGCCAAATCATTTGGTACCATATATTGCGCAACATCTCTATGAGCCGCTACAATTTTATTTACCTCTTGAATTGTATTTTGAAATACATGCACATTATGCAATACCATTCTAGGAACTGCTTCTTTGTTATAGTTATCTAACATGCCCCATGTAAAGTCTTGGCATGCCGGATCACCTAAACTATCCGGAACTAACAAATCTGGTTGAAGATCTGGAATCTTTCCTTCTGATAACGGAATCATATTACCATCAGCATCTTTATCTGGCTTTGGCATATATACATCGCTAAAAGACAACTTCTTGAAGTTATGCGAATGCAGGAACGTTCCATACACAGGATATTGTCCGGGCGAACTTGAATCTGTTGTCACTGTAATACGATTACCGTAATGCTTATTCAACAGCTTCTGAATCGTTGATAAGATAAAGAAATCTGATATCTTTGATATACCTAACAAGTGCAAGTATTCCAAACGAGTATTTTCAAACTCTCTATTCTTGAGCATCAATGCCAATGCCCACATGAAGTCTACTAACTTCTGCGGACCGCCAATTGCCCAACCGCTAAATTCAAAATGCTTAAACTTATGGTACCACCAATCATACTCTTGCGGATTCGATCCTTGCAACATGTTCAAGAACTTAGTCTTACCAGATTGCTTCTTTTCGAACCAAGCAAAGTTATCATAACTAATATCAGCACATTGATAGAACTTGTTCTCATATACTGTCTTAGGTGGAATATCCAAATTTGCAGCAACATCTGAATTAGCTTCTAACCAATGAAAGATCTTCTCTCTCAAGTCATCACTATACTTCAATGCACCCGTTGCAATTTGATATCCTCCCGAATCACCGAATACTAATACATCATCGCCAAGTCCCATCTGCTGACGAATATCCATCTTCTTATAATAGTGACCAGCCGTTACAAGGAAGTACTTATGACGAAACTTTTCCGGATAATCATCCGAATAAAATCTACATGGCACACCAGATGATAACTTATCATCTTTAATCAAAGACGATGCAAATCCGCCGGCGGACAATGACGGAAAATAAATAAACTCTTTAGGCTTGTCCATTTAACACCTTCAATAAATTGTTACACGAAAAGTACTGATCATGCAAGAACTCTGCTTGCTTTGTAATCTGACTTTCAAATTCATCATGACGATTCATCATGTATCTAATATGAGAAACTAATGCACCCTTACGCTTTTGGAACTCATCCATCGACTCCGTCCATTCACTTGGATATGTAAATGTACGATCATACATCTCTGTATAACTCAAACGATCCGGTACCAATGGAATAGATCCGGCACATGCTGCTTCATAACATGAAATGCCTAATGTCTCTTGAAGATTAGCTGAGAACACCATCTTGGATCTTTCGAGCAAATCATGATACTGTTTCTTACTAAGCTTATCTTCCTGACAGATAATAAACTTATACTCCGGAATAATCTTAGCCAACTCTTTAAAGATTTCAACTTGTTTCTCCGGAGCGATTCTATGAGGAAATAGAATAATATCTTCTTTCTTACGATTAGGCTTCAACTTACCTTTAAGATACTCCATTGGCCATCCTGTACGGAAACATTGAATACCATCATATCCAAAGTTATCTCTGAACATACGTAAATGGTCATCGGAAGCAAACCAATTGTAATCGATAGCTTCAGCTAAAGACTTTTCAAATGTCTTTACCCACTTATCCTTAATCAACCGACCTAGGAAGTCATTTGGATCATAATTACCTGCATGCCAAAATCCATGAATCTTAACTGGAATATTTAGCAACTGACTCATATACTTGAGTTGAATAATGGTCGGATTCCATGCATCTGTATAGATAAAATGATCTCCTTCTCTCACTTTACCTTCACAAAACAATCTAGCAATTTGCGACATCTGGTCACTCTTGTATACATTCGTACCTCCGAAGTTCAAAAAAGCTCCAGGCGTCGTCGCTTCCGGGATATCGGTTGGGCCTTCGATAACTACAACCTCTGCATCATCAACACTCTCACGTATCAATGTCGGGATATGAGTTTTCCATTCGCCCGTATATCTAGATTCTACTGCCTCTA